TTATTTAAAATGATTTTTCAATACTCCTCCAAGCTCTGATGTATAGTGTGTCAACCTTAGGCTGATTTCGGTACGCATTACATCCCGGGTTAAACCAAAACGCTCTTGGTACCCTCGAAAGTAGATCATATTATATGAAATAAAATCATCCTGAATATCCTCGACCACTTTTATATTTCGCTTTTTCAATTCCTGACGCAGCTGGTAAACCTCCTGAATAATTCGCTTTTGGATATATCGACCAGCTATTATGTAGGATCTGCTGAGCACATTGCCGGATCGTTCGACCTCTTTCAGACTCTTGCTGACCATTGTGTCTATGTAAGGGAGCAGTATTAAGTCCCGAACCATTTCCCTCTCATCATTTGACAGCATACTGCCCGTTGAATTGTTCATATCTTTCGCCTCCTGTCTTAAGTATATGCGAACAAACGTTCTTTATACAACAAGAAAAAAGCCCCTGCGCTGGGCAGAGGCTTCTTGACCGGTGCTTCCGGTTTTGATGTAGTTAGATTATCATTTCTCTTACTTTTTGGCAACTATAAATGACAGCCAAGCAAGCTCTGATGTCGTCAATTCCTTACTGTCGATCTTATCCAACCAAGTCGTATCCTTAATCGTACCTGTATCCAGTAACGCCTTTACTTGAGCGCGTAAAGTTGTCCATTGATAGTTTGTTAATTCCAAAGTGTCGTCCTCCTTGATGGCCTCTGCGGCCTTAGTGAATAATTCCAGTTCCACCTGGCGACGGCGTACAAGCCCGGCCAGGACATTACCCCCGCCCTTGTTGTACTTCGTGATATTTTGAGCAATCTCCACTATCGTCCGGCCTGCGCAAAGCTTTTTTAAGCTACCGCTGCCGCAGTTATAGCAGAAGCTCACCAGCGCATCAAATTGATTTTGATTGAGCTGCGCTGTGACCGGTACATACGCCGGGTTGTTGACGTATGCCTCGTATTTAGCGAGGTCGGCGACCAGCATACTGTCTGCCTGAGCCTGTGTCATGGTCATGCCCGCCTTGATATCCGGGCCGTAATGGCCCCAGCCGATGGTCCAATATTCTTCGGTCGGTACCGGTTTATAGGCTTTCAACCTGCATCCTTCAAACGACTTGATGAGGTTAATTCCCACTTGCGATATTTTACGGCTCACTGTCACTCCCCCTTTTTGGCCTGCTTAAGTAGTTGATTTCCGTATACGGCGACAGCTCCGCATAGAATGCCCTGAAGAACGCTCTCAGGTGTAAAGCCCAGTGTGAAACAGACTGCAAAGAGAGCCACCAGTGTGACAACATAAATGATCGTCCAGTCCGGCACCCACGGCGTCTGCTTAAGGATGTAACCGACCACCCAACATACCGCCACGACGATAAGCAATTCTGGCTTGATAAAATTAGCTACTGCATTCCATTCCATGATCTTAACCTCCAGTAAGTTTAATAGCTGCTATGATTGCAGCAATAACAACGGTAATGATTGACCCCCCGATAGTACGCCATAACCACCGCTGGCCGTCTTCGATCCGATCCAACCGGTGATGTGCCGATTTAGTTGATTGCATGGCTTCCCTTGCTAAATCCCGAGTAGCTTCGATGGTTGTTGTCAGCGTTGGCACTGCTTCAAGCGTCTTTTCCATTCGGGCTAGCATGATCTGAATTTCAACAAGCTTATCCTCAGCAGTCACAGGTCCTCCTCCTCCCGGCATTCCCCTTCCCCCTCTCATATGAACTCCCTGAAAAGTAAAAACACGCCTGCGTAGGCGCGTTATCTATCTGCATTAGTTTTTTTGCCTCGCCTCCTTTCATGAGATCCCTTTTTACTGCGATTCGCGGGCGGCAGTTGAAGCTCCTTAATCCGTTCATTCAGAGATTCGCTAATCCCTTGAAGAAACCGAAGTTCATTGCCGCTGCTCCGATGATAAGCAGATGCCGCTGATATCAAGGTGCAAATATCCGGCACTGTGGGCTCTATTTCCACGGCCATCTTGTTTCTGATTACTACTGTCATAAATTATCCCTCCGGTAACAGAAAGAGCCTCGCCAATGTTGGCGAGACCCTGAATGTTAAAGTATGTTATTTTTTATAATCGGCAATTTGAGCATCTAGTTCAGCAAGCTGCTGTTGAAGAGAAGTGAGTTCTGATTTTATTTCTTCTAAACGCTTATTTCCATCGGCCAATGATTTTTCCCATTGCGTTTTAGTTGTGGAATTAGGATTTTCTTTAATTAATGTTTCCCAAAATACAACTTGATTTTCCTTATACTCAAGCACATGAGTTTCTTTCTTCGATATTAAGTCTACTAACTCAGACCTTTTAGATTGAAGCTCTTTAAGTGTGACAACATTACCGCTTGTTGAAGGCACATCAACTGCCGCCGAAGCGTTATCACTCATAATAATTTTTTTCCCTTCCACGTTCAGATTCGTACCAGTTACTTCGGCCAAGGCTCTCACAGGTGCATAGGTTGAACCGTTGATGATAACTGCGTCGGCTATCTTAGTCCCATTCTTTTCAATACTAAATAGCCCCTGAACCTTCTGTCCTATCAAACTGGTTGGTGCAGCAAATACTGAAACACTTGTAAATAATAGAACACCTACAATCAATCCTGTAACGAATTTTTTCACTCGTATAACCCCCTATCAGTTTCCCTAATAATACCATTATGTTAGGAGACTGAGAAGGTTCCGCCAGCAGAACCGGGTGGAATCGTAACAGTATGTGAATGTGAAACATTCGCCTTACCATTCAGAACTGAATATATATTATCAATAACGTCTTGGAGAGTCATTCCTTCGTTGTCACTATACAGTCTAGACCATGCCGGAATGTAAACATTTCCGGCAGGAGAAAGGTGAACAGTAGGCCCTGCCAATCTTGTTGCAGTGAATCCCGATATAACTAATCCTGCCGTTGGAGAATTGTAAATTGTAGATTCGTCGCCATTTGCCAGAAATCTAATTTTACTGATCCCATCTTCATAAGCAGGAATTAGTATACCGTTATGCTCGTCCGCGTACACTCCAAAGGCAACGCTGGACGGATCAATTACCACTCGCGGCCAGAGTGTATCTGAGGTCTGGTACTTGGTTCCAGTTATCACCCCACCTTCAATGTCTGTAGCCGTAATCCTTCCCTGAAAATCGGCGTCCACGGCCTTCATTTTCCCGGCAGGAGTGACACTGAAATCAGCATCAGCAAAGGCTTCATCACCTAACCAAATGCCCCAGTCGCTGGCACGGAATGCATTGTCCCCGCTGCCGATCATGATAGTTCCGCCTAATATCTCTGAACCCTGTATAATAGACGCCGTTACCTTACCGGAGAACACTGCATTGCCTTCTGTATCTAAATAAATAACATCTGTCCAACTGGAGCCACTGCCGTTTCCCTTCTGAATCTTGATCCCTTCGGTGGCATTCATAACTGTTCTAGCCATATTATCCGACCGAATAGCTTCAAATCCATTTTCCGGTCCGATCCGGGTACCGTTGTAAACCTTATCCTTCACTACCGTTGTCTTCCGTAAGCTCACTACTGCATCCGTGATCCCTGGTATCTTCTTGGATATAGTCACTTTGCTGTTAATCCGGCGTCGCGGGCTGTAGGAATATCCGACAATGCGCTGCTGCTCATCAATGCCAAGCTCAGGATCACCTATCCCTACCGTGTCGCCCAGCTCAAAATATTCCAGCCCGTAAAATTCTGGCAGGCTGTTCAGCTCCAGCACATCAATCTCGTAGGCGGTAACACGATCCCCGGAACGAATGTCTACGTCTTTGACGATTCCCTTCAGGTTCTTCCCCAACTGGAACCGGACAGGCCTTAATGCCCCGCGACGAACCAGCAACGATATGCTGTACCGATCAAACCGCAGTTCACCGCTCGATTGTACCGCGATTTCCATCAGGATTGCGCGGGCGCTGATATTTTCCTCGGCCAGATTCACGGAAATAAATCCGCTCAACTCCACGGTACCAACAGTGAATCCAGTACCTTCCAATACCATAGTGAGCAGTTGCAGCGGTGTTCCTGCATGAACAAAACCGTCTGCCCACTCATATTTCACTAGATCATAACTAACCTGTTCGCACTCCACGGCGACCAGTGTAGATCCGTCTCCGGCCCGCGTGCGGCGATGATGGACGATGTTGAATAGCTGATCCTCTATTTCGGCCAGATTGCTGTCTGTCAGGTATTCACTTTTGCCATCTGGGTCGATCAGTGTGGTGAAGCTAAATTTATACTCGCCGTTGATTGTCTCGTCTATGCTGTCGTTGTCGTACAGATCAATGACGGCCAACGGTTGGAGCAATGGGTTTAGTACAGTAATCAATGTAGCCCCTCCTTTACATACAAAAGAGCCACAGCGTAATCCTGCAGCTCTTACAGAATATTCAGTTAGTGCGCAGTATGGTCCAAGTAGCTATTACCTCTCCAAAGTCTATTTTTTGTAATTTGTATTACTGTATAAAAGTAATGGGATAGGAGTAAGACTGCCGGTGCAAATACTATATTCCATATAAACGTTTCTTGGATATAAGATAATTTTAAAACCGATACCATTAAAGACACAATATTAATGATAAGGTTATGAGTAACAAAAATTCCAGAGGCATTCTGCCCGATTTTAACTATACATCGAGTGTTTGTTTTAATGTGATTACGAATACTTAGTAGCAGAAGGACAGCAGTTAACGGTATGGTAGACATATAATAATTCCCTCCATTCCCCCCTAGCCAATCTACCGTTAGTTGCTTCTCTAAGAACTGAATACCGAACAGACCAGCTGCCATCAATACTAAATGTAGATTTCTAATTTTCACTTTATTGGATAAGGCTCTAGCATGCTTAGAAGCAAAGAACCCTAACGTGGTGTAAAAAAGACCAAAGAAAACGGCATCCTTTGTATCAACGGGAAGTCTTATTAACCCGGAGTAAGACTGCCCAAACTGCCCTAAGACATTTAAACCTAAACTCATTACAAGTAATAGCCCTGTTTTATTAATTTTCACAAAAAAGAAAAGTATTGAAACAGACCAAACTAAAGCCGGAAGAAACCACAATGGATATGCCGTAGAATTTGTGCCAAAATAAAGCACCTTCCAGATCGAGTACTCTTCTGAGTACTTAAGAATATTGAGGTAAAGGGATGAATTTTCTGTATAGGATTTCAATAAGATTACTGACAAGTCAAACATAAAATATAAAAACAACCAAGTAAAATACATCTTCAAGTTTTTCTTAACGAATTTATTAAAGTACTTGCCTTGATTCTGAACTTCCTGGACTTTCTGCCCAAATAAGTAACCAGAAATACAAAAAAACAGAGGTACGGCAAATCGTGAAAATGTCACAATAGTCGCAGAAAGTCCAGGCCAAAAGCCAACTTGACTTTGGTAATCGCTAAATGGTTGAACATGCACACATATCACAAAGAAAATAGCGAAAAATTTTGCAATATCTAAAGAATAATTCCTTTCCATAACTTCCCTCCTGTAATACCACAGTATATCAGGATGTTATAAAATGTGATATGCAACTTTTTTCTACAGCGGTCAAACGGTAATTGCAGTCTGGCTCAATTGATAAAAGGTGCTGCTGCCGCCAAGTCGATAAATCCCAGCATAGGCCCCATAGATTACGTTAAACACGTCCCCGTTTTGCGGTGTTAATTGGTTTAATGGATGGCTGCAAACAGCGGACGTGCCATTGTAGGACAATTTAGCAGCGCCAGTAAGTCCATCAACCGAGAACGAAAAGTTACTTGAGGCGACCAATAATCTTAAGATGCCCACCCCTGCAAGATCAGCGATTTTAAAGCCCGCAGCATCGACGTGACAATTGTTAATCGACAGATGGCAGTTATTTTTTATTCTATTCTTGATCCCTGTCATGGTCGAATTACTTATGTTAACGGGGTTTAAGGTGCTCTTATTTGATCCATCGAAATCAAGCATGTACCCTTTGTTTGAGTCAAACTTGATCAGTGAATTGCAGATGTTTAATTGCTGAATTGAGTTATTTACAGACTTAATAAAAACAAAATCAGTACCCGAGGCAATTTCGAATCTGCAATTATCGAATGTTAAATTTTTGACGGTATACTGAGACCATTCTGTACCGAAGTAGAAAAACGGCTGGGCATAATCTCGCGTAGTTCCGCCACCCTCAAACTTGATGTTTCTGAGATACAGATTACCTACAGTCCCGATTGCTGTTAATATTTTGTTCTGTAGGGTAGCGGTCACTTCCATGTCGCTAACTGTCATGTTGTCCACGCGCGCCGCAGCAGATATCAAATCACGAGATGTTGTTGCGCTCAAACATTTCACATTCGATATTTGAACGTTTTTAATCCGGGTACTCTTAAGATAATCATTTGCAACCGCTTGATCTGCGCCCATGAATTCGACGACCGGATTAAGTGTCGTCATGTAAACAACAATATTTTTAATTTCGATATTGTCATAAAAACCCAAATCACTCTTTCCAGCGCCCACAAACCTAATCGGACCATTTACAGGCTTGTCAACACTTCCGAGAAAGAGGTTTTCGATTAGTATGTTTTCGCCATCCCCGTTCTCGCTAACAACAAAAGTACTATAATCCCCTGTTGTAAATCCAAGACAGTTATCGCCCGTATAACCGGTGATATTCGATATTCGAATATTTTTAATAGGAGCTTGAAAGTGAAAACCGTCACTCTCATTATCGAAATTGACATTGTCAATGACAACGTTCGTAACATCCACCAGTAAGAATGCGTATTTGACCGCACGTCCTGCCTTTGCGATGTTTGTTACTTTCACCCCGTCTACCTTGTTCAGAAAGATGCCATGTCCGGGGAATAATCCAGCGGAATACGCGCCTGTAATTGGATTGTTTTCTCCATTATAATTATACTCCCCGCCATTGATGGAGATGTTTTTGTCTCGGTACTTTGGCTCCGCTACTTCCCCCTTATTTACAATAAGGTAGTCACTTGTACCCCCGATCAGAATCAGTCTGACTCCTTGACCTAGGCATAACGAGGTGTCGCTGCCGATGTACAAAGTCCTTGTGTAGTAATCCCCTGGCTTTGTGACATTGACAGTGCCGCCTTTATTGAGGGCTGACTGTAGTGACGCAGTATTATCTCCTTTTCCAGGATCGGCCCCGTAAAATGATGCGTCACTCGCAATATCCGCCAACTGCGCATCAGTGGCATCCAGTCGAGCAGATAGGATCGGTTTATTTCCACGAGCGTCAATTAGCTCCGTATCCTTCGTTCCATCTCCGTTGTGCGCAACAATGGTCGTTATACGGTTATCCTGGTTAACAAGCTTTGTCTCAGCCTCTGCAATCCGGCTACCGTGATTACTGACCGCTGCTTCCGCAGTACCCAAACGGCCCTCATGATTTATGACCTGGTTATTCATGTTTGTTAAGCTGCGATTGATTTTGGGATATGCTTCAGATAGTTTATCTGGAGGATTCCCATTGTCCGCACCCTTGATTTGTTCAATATTCGCCATTGCTATCACCCCGCATACTTTGCTTTGAATTTAATGGACATGCTGAAGTTCAGGCCCGTACCACCAACTATAACCGAAGATACTCCTGGAGATAGTGCGCCGAACCTAGCATTAGTGTTTAGCAGCAAGTTCGTTGAACCGATACGCGCTGTACCTCGCTGGAAGTCAAGAATCAGCGTTCCTGACATGGCCGCATTATATGTGGTTACCACACCACCCACGGTCAGCGAGAGCGTGCCGAAGCTTCCAGCAATCTCAATAACTGGTTTGACATTCAAAGCGCCGAAATTATCAACGACCAGCGTGACCGGACCAGTTACCGCAAACTCATAAGCAGCATCAACGGATACTTCAGTATCTACCAGCACCGGTGAATCAACATTGATATCATCTGAATCGTAGATACTATAGGCGAATGGGTCATATGCTACCATCGGCAAGGAAAATTTACCTAACCCAACCATGCGATCAATAGGTAATTGACCGGATAATCGCACCATGTAATGACGATCTGGCTGATTGGAGAAGATCAAGGACATCGTGCGCGGCCTGCCGTCACCATCGACTAAATGAGCAGCTAGTGCCGACACCCGCCGCTGTAATTGGTAGGAATTCCGCTCCATGAACGCACACTCCAGAGGCAAAGAACGCGGCCCCATGTCTGATCCGAAGTCATACGCCCCATGCATGTATGGAACAGTGTATATCCGGTCTACTGTCGGCGGTAGGATTGGCCGCTGTGACTCCCGAAGTGTTTGCAGGCCTAAATCCTGCGGGCGCTTATCGCCCAAGTATGCAACAACGCCGCTCAATGGCTACACCCCCGCTCCGCGCAGAGCGCCAGTGATTTGCCCGCCGAGCAATTGCCCTAGCACCGTCAAATCGTCGTCACTCCGAACAGTGAAATTAGCCCCCCGGAACATATCCGCGAAGCTGATTGTATTCGTTACTTCAGATTTACTAACCGTCCCGCCAGCATTCATATCTGGAAGCACTCCAGTAACACTTCCGCTCAGATCCTGCATAGCTGCATTGACCTGTCGAGCGCTGTCTGCAATCCCTTCAGCCATGCCTGCGCCGACCATCATACCAACTTGATCCCGCATGACACGGGATGGAGAGTGGATTCCAAGCGCATCCTTCATGCCGTCTACGATACCGCCAGCAAAGTCAGATATCTTATCTTTGATCCAGCCGGTCATGTTCTTAATGCCTTCCCATAACCCCTTGACTATGTTTTCGCCAATATCCAGCATTTTACCAGGAAGCGTTGCGAAGAATTCCACGATAGCACTAATTACCTTTGGAATCTCAACCTTTGCGGTGGAAATGAGGTTGGATGACCATTTAGTAAATTCAGTAAAGGATTTACTAAGCTCCGCGCCTATTTTCCCAGGCAACCCCATGAAAAAGTTAACGATGCTGGATATCAGTTTTGGAACTTCCGTAGCGATCCAGGTACCTACGTTGATACCCCATGTCTTGATACCGCCTATTGCTGTGGTTAAAGCGGACGCGATTTTACCAGGAAGTTCCGCAAAGAAATTTCCCACCTTCTGAATTAACTTCGGTACCTCGGTATTTATCCAATTTAGTGCATCCGCCCCCCACTTAATCAGTGTGCCGAGTGCATAGCCCATGGCATAACCGATTTTCGTGGGAAGTTCGCTGAAAAATTTAATAATATTTTGGATTATTTTTGGAATCTCCGTTGCTACCCAGGATAAAACGCCTGTACCCCATTGTTTAATCCCATCTATTACAGATGTAAACACAGCGGAGATTTTTCCCGGTAGTTGACCAAACCATTCTGTAACTGTCGTAATCGCACTTGGAATGTCCACTGTAAATACCTGAACTAACCAATCCCAAACAGCAGCACCAGCAGACCTTATGGATTCCCATGCTCCAATGACCGCATCCCTGAATCCATCATTGGTTTGCCACAGTACGATTAATCCAGCTACCAGCCCGCCTATCGCTGCAATAATAAGGCCTATTGGATTAGCGGACATTGCCGCATTCATAAGCCACTGGGCAATTGTGGCCCCCTCAGTAACCAGCTTAAAAGCTTTGTATGAATTTACAATCGCTGTAACTGCTTGTACTGCCTGCATCGTAATCATGGAACCTCCGATGCCTGCAAGCCCTGCCGCCACACTACCAGCATTGTCCACCAGCCACTGCATGCCAGCTACAAGAGGACTGAAATCCATGTTGGTGATTACATCAAGCAGATCATTGACCGCAGGCATGACCACTTCACTAACAGGCACAGCGAGTTCAGAGACAAGGGTACGCTTAATCCCTTCAAGTGCCGATCCGATGTCATTATATTGAACATCATTTAGTTGCTGAAGCGTGTCGCGGGTCATATCGGCGTTATCGTCGATATCTCCGAGCGCTTTGATTGCCTCAACTCCTAGGTCTTCCCACATCGAACCGAAGAGTGCAACTCCGGCCGCATTTTGGGCAATAGGGTCTTTCATCGCACCCAGTCGCTCAACAACTTCGTTAAAGGATGCTGCTGATTCAGGCCCGCCTGCGGAAAAGGTTGCAAACAGCTTAGATGCATCCAGGCCCATATCTGTGAGTGCAGCCCGCGCATCATCCGTGCCTTCACGGGTAATGATCCCGAATTCCTTGACGGCATCCCCCACAGTTGCAATCTCAAACGCGCCAGATGATGCCCCTTGGATCAGGGTGTCCGTAAATTCATTTGCATCAAGGCCCAGTTGCGCAAAATGCGGCGCGAACTCGTTCATGATATCTAGGAGGTCACCGCTGGCATTGGCCCCCATTTGGGTACCTTGAGCGATTAAGGTATACGCTTCATCTGCCGTGATGCCGAAATTATTCATTAGGGTATTGACCGTTTTAATGCTGTCGGCTACTTCAAAGCCGAATACATCCCGCATGAGCAATGCATTTTCAGTTGTGTCCTTGAGCTCATCGCCTGTCTGCTTGGTAACCTGATTGATTGCCGCCATGGAATCTGCGATATCGTCCACGGATTCCCCGAAGTTATCTCCATAAATATCATTTGCGACAGACCTGAATTCTTCCATTTCTTCCGCTGTCGCCCCGGTCTGCGCCTGAAGGTGGTTCATGGCCTTATTGCTCTCGTCACCGAATTTAACCAGGCTAGTTACCGCCGCTATAGCTGCCGCGCCAATTGCGGCAATACCAAGCGCCGCCTTTTCCGCAGCAGCTTCGCCCATTTCTCGCAGTGAATCCGCAGATTCATCGGCGGCATCCGCCAAGTCACCTGTCTGATCGGAAGCATCATCCGCACCGTTGCGTAGTTCTTCAAGTGAACTTGTAACATTCCCTATTTCTTGTAAGTTCCGGTTCAGCGCTTCCGTCTCGCGGTTGATTGCAATCTGTAATGTTTGAGCTGCGCGGCTACTTTCACCCTGCTCTGCAACAATTTGCTCATATTGTGCGGTCAGGTTGGCCACTTTCTGCCGCTGCAAGTCCGTAATACCATTCAGGGCACTAATCCGCTGCTCAAGTCCGTCCTGGGACGCTCCCCAATCGTCCATGCCAGCAGCCGCAGCCCGAAATCCGGTGTCGATAATCTTAATTTGCCGATCCAGCGCGGCAATGTTCGTTTTAAAATCCGTTGTATCTAGACTGACGCGACCGCCGATGTCATTTGTATTGTCTGCCATCTATTCGCCCCCTTATATCCAGCTAGGCGCAGTGTTCGCGCGGCGATAGGTCTTGCCATTGATAACACGAGTGTTAGGATCATCTGACGGTTTGAAGTTGAGAAATGACAGCAGATTATGAAAATCCGTCTCATCAATCGCATGAAGCGTCCATTTTAAATTTTTCGATAAGTTGTACTTAAGGCTCAACAGTGTTGTACGATAACTAGCCGGGGAATCGTCTTTCGGTTGATCCCCCGGGCTTAGTTTTTTTTGATACCGCTCATGACGTTTGTGCAGAGGCTCTGAAATACATCCATCAGTTCAGCAGTTTCAACTCCTTCATTCAGTTCGTCATAGGTGAACTGCTTGCCGAACGCCGCGACAATGACCGCTTTGACATCTTTGTAGAATTCACGCACTTTCTTCACATCCGGTGTCCCAGTCCTGAACCCCTCTGCCCGCTCCGCTATGTCAAAAATCGTATCCATCATTCCCGTTTTAAGGCTACATGTGGTGAATGTCTTCGTAGTAACTCCCTGCTCATCCGAAAAATTAATAATTACTGGTTTCAAAAAAACCGCCTCCTGGATAAATAAAATAGGACGGATCGCTCCGCCCCTTAATTGAATTATGCCGTTGTAAAGCTAATCACCGTCTGCGGCAGCGTCTGGCCGTAAACATCCTTTGCCCCGTTGATGATCACCGCGTACTCTGTCGCTGCTGCCAAGTTTGCATTCGGGTTAATCGTTAGCACTTTACCTGTGGAGTCCAGTGTGATTGCCGAAGCAATAACGTCAAAGCTGCCATTAAGCAGCACAGCCGAGTATGAAGAAAGCTTGTTCGCAAATGTCAGAACCATATTGGCCCCTACGGCCACGCTTGTAGCATTATTAGCTGGGACGCTGGTAAATGTTAGCGCGGCAGGCGCACCGGAGTTATCCGGGGTCTGGACTTGCGCAAACCAGCCCGTAGGATCAAAGGCTTCGTGTGTCGTATCACCTGATACCTTCTTGATAGGCTTGTCCTCACCCATAACATCAAACTGCTTAGTGGTTGCAACGGCAGTAAAGGTCAACTGATAAGTGCGGATATCAACATCCGCTGTTTTAGTCGCAGCCTCTTCCGCTCCCCCAGAAAATGTGCCCTTGAGATACCATGTATAGCGATAATCTTCTCTGCCGATGTTTGCACGGTATCCAACTGCCACATCTGGCGGATTGGGCTGGCCGCTGTCGATCAGCCGTCCGGTTGCCGGGTCAAAATCTTTGCCGAGCAGCTCCGCAGCCAGATAAGCCGGAATGCCGGACACCGTAATCGTCAGGGTGGTTACACCCTCAGATACATAGTTGTTTCCCGGAACGTTGTCATAGTAAGTCGGCGTGTTGCTGGTTTCAGCTTCCGCTGAAATTTCTGCAGCCGGTGCAAGATACTTAGGAGCCTCTGCTGTATAACTGTCCGTTGTATCCGTGACCTTGGCAAAGTGCAGGTTATCAACTCCGACAAATTCACCATATTTCTTTTCCACATTCATTCCTCCATTTCATAGAACCTGTAATCACAGGTATATCCGTAGTGTCCTGTCGCCTCCAGGAACGGTAGATCGCGCCCGCCAACTCTCAGGAACCCAGCCGCCAACATGACTGCCTTAATCGCCTTAGAAGCGCCTTGTTTGATTGCGGGCCTCTTACTATACAAAACTACTTGAACACGCCATACAAGAGATGTAGGCTTGTTGTCCGCATGTCCTGCGGGGCTGTCGTCAATCACTTGATAGGTTACAAAGCTATCAGGTAGCACATCATTAGGGGCATACGTGCCTTGCTCCCGCACATCGTGCCCCAACTGTTCCAGGGTGGAACAGGCCAACTCATAGATGTTAATCAACCGGCAACCCCTCCCGCTTCAGCACTTCACGCTGGATCTTCTTGACCTTGTTCTTATTCTTTTCGAAGGCTGTCCGAATACCGGGGTCTGCTGGTTGAGTAGGTGTACCGTATTCCACGAAAGTGGAGTGCCATGCCCCCGGCGATTTGGTATCATCAACACCGACCTGGACAACAATGTTATTGCCGAACTGCTTCGGTTCCGCGATATCTACCCCGGCCAGTGTGGTTCCGGTCAGCTTATGCTTCTCAGCCCATTTCTTAATATCTGTCTGGATCGGTGCGGCGCTTTCGGTCAGTGCGGCCTTAACAGCATCGTCCACGCTCCGGCCAGCTGCTTGCACCCGAGCAAGGTAATCCTCAACGCCGGACACGTCCAAGGTGATAGTACGCGAGTTGGTCACTCTGCGGCTTCGTGCCATTTAGCCATTCACCACCCGTTTGACCTTGACGATCATGAATTGATTCCGCATTTCCACATTCTCGACATTCGTGACCTCATAGGGGAGTTTCACATCATCATGCAGCAGCATGCGAGTCTTTTCCGTTATGTCCGGGCGATACCACATAGTAAGCTCCGCAGTGTCCGCAACAACTACTGTCCCAGCCGTCACACTCTCCGAGCCGCCGCGCCCCTTCCAGTTACATAGACCTAAGGGGATATCGGCATCAACATAGCTGATATCTGGCGCACCGTTCACCTTCGTTTCCTGCCGGTGCTGTACCCGGATCTGTGTGCTGAACTGCTGTACTCCAGGTTTCCACATATCAAGTCACCTTCGGCAAGCTACGGCAGGCGAGTTGCGTCAGCAGCAGATGAAAAACAGCGGAGAATTGAATATCTCCGCTGCTCAGATTGTATAAGTCCGTCACACCGACCACGATAGCCCCAAGAGCCGCATCATCGGCCATGACTTCTTCAGACACGCCAGCTCCGCCCATGTAGGACTTGACGGCCAGCAACTTCGGCAAAAGTATGCCGTCAAAAACATCTCCGCCTGCGGGCATCCCCAGCCCGATTTTGCACTGCATCAGCAGTTCTGCATCCGTCATTAATTGTCACCGCCTTGTTCTGGGGCATCGGTCGAGTCCGCAGCAGGTTCCGCCGCTGGTTCAGTAATCGGCTCGTCTGCTGGGTCAGAGGTTGGAATAGTGCTCAACTCCACATCCACGGACAACGGCACCAGGACGATTTTAATTCCGGCATGTTCTTGCTCAAGCCGCAGCTTGCTGGCAAGCTGTTCATGCTCTTCCGCAGACAATTCACGGGTAGCCTTCCAGAGCAGCACCGTTTCACTCGCCTGATTGGAAAGGTCAACACCCTCAATCTTTGTAGCCTGTGATTTCTTAGCCATCATATTCACCACCTTTAAGGGGCCTTGTGGCCCCACGTATTAGGATGCTGCTGCCTTCTTGACAATGACCACGCCGTTAGGGTCAATCAGTTTGCCATCCGCAATCAGAATCGCCTTGTCCACCCACTCATTCGTGTCATGGTCGAAGTAACGGAACATAGTCATTTGCATGTTGGAGTTAAACCCATAGTTCTTGAGGTTGCAGTACACCGCTACCACATCACCTGTAGCAGCAGATGCGTATGGTGCAATTACATCGTCTTCAACCTGGATAACTTCTTTCCCAGCAAGCCGCTCCTGCGGTCCATCGGCAATGCCATAATTAACCCTGCCAATAGGTTGACCGTTATCATCAACCATCCCGTTAATGTAGCCTTCAAACGTACCGGAAGCCATCAAGAACGTTGCTCCAGCCTTATAGGCCAGGGGCATCTTGGCAAGAACAAGCTTTGACCAACTCTCCCAGCTTGCAAATTCGGTTGGTGTCATAGATACGATCTGAGCAGCCGGAACACGGGTATCAACAGTGATCCCCTTGGGCTGTCCCGTGCCTGTACCTTTGATTACGGCCAGGTCAATTGCTTGTACCATAGCCTCAACAATCAAATCAGTAATTACCGTTTCAAATCCAGCAAGAGTAACTGTATCTGCCAAAAGCGAAATAGCCACTTTGCATTCCAGTCCAAAATAGGTGAATGTAAGTTTGGTGTTAGCCTGCGCTTTTTGCTTGTCGGATACCGTTGTTTCACCGATCCACGTTGCCACTGGTTTGAGAGTTAGAATCGGAACCTCAACCCCGCCCTTGATGTTGAGCTTACGCACTCGACTGAAGACTTGACCATAGACGGTTACCTTCTTGATAATCTCATTAAGGATGGTTGTCGGAATGACTGCCGACACATCAGCTGTAGTAGTTGTCGCATTAGCTCGCAGCTCCGGCTTAACCTCGCCAGTTTTTGCGAAGATCATAAAGGCGTTCCGGTATTCAACAGTTCCATAAGGGTCAGCCGGTTCCTCGGAGCGTTCTTGCGACTGCCCTCCGATGTTGAATGATTTCAAGAACTGAGCCATTGCTGCATTTCCAGCAGGAAGTTGTCCCGCTCCCCGTTGTTCGGGTTCTGGTGGTGTGGCCCCTCCCGCAATTGGATCATCAGGCATTGACTCCAGTTGTTGCCGAAGCTCAGCGATTTCAGCATCAATAGCTTCCACTTGTGCACCAATCGAACGCACTTCTACAATGTCATTGCTCTTCAAGCCCTTGTCTTTAAGAGCAGAGCGAGCCTCTTCTTTATTTTTCAAAAGCTTTTTCAGGAAATCTTTCATTTTCGATAACCTCCAGTTAATTAGATGAATTTCAATTTCTCTTTTGCCAAATCCAAATCGCTCAATGAACTATCCAGTCCAGACCTCGCACTCTCCAGTGCGGCGCGGGCGCTATCCAGTGCCTGCTGGTCACGAGCATTTATATCAGTCCCGTCATAAGCCGGGAAGGATACCGCAGAGATTTCAATCACTCGGCCAATGTCTTTAATGCGGCGGGTGGGAAGTTCTGTATCAAGCCCCTCCCAGGTTTCGTCCCGTACAGTAAAAATAAAGGACATTCCAGAAATGTCCCCTCGCCCAACTGCGCTGTATAAAGCTTTAGCCTCCATGTTGTTCTCAACATCCAGTTCAGCCCTCGTATTCAGCCCCTGCTCATCCACTTGAAGTTGAAGTGTGGAATTTGCATTGTTATTCCGGCTTCGAGCCAATGGAATCCGCTTCAGGTCATGATTGACGCTCATGATCACATCCTTAAAATCGGTTTTGTCGAATGCTCCGCGCTCAATGATTTCCTTGAACCAGCCTCCGATAACGGTTGCTTGATCAAACACGGCTGCATGTCCTTCCATGATATTCCCTGCCGGATCTGTCCGAAGATCATTCATAACAAACGCCCGGCGCTCCGGCTCATGCATAACCGGAAGCTTATTCTTCTGCATCTTCTTTCACCGCCTTAGTAGGTTGGGGCTTCGTTCCGTTCAACTGATAGATGTTGATGATGGCTCGATCCACATAGTTAAGGCTCTGCGTAATTCGGTTGCCATCCGGGAGTGGAGGGTAACCGAGCAGAGCCAGCTTTTGATTATCATTGAGTAGCCCCTGCTCCCCTGCCGTCTTGATCAATTCAAGCTTGGCCGCTGTACTGAGGTACATCATGTCCCGCTGATAAAAAACGATCTCATTCCCCATATCAAGCTCCCGGGGGCTGAAGATCGTTTTTGAAAAGGCTTGACTGAGTCCGATTAAAATAGGTTCTAAGGTGCTTTCGTAGAAAGCCTGATACTGCTCATCATTGTAATCACGGGCAAGCATAGGTAAAGAAACACCGAACCATTCCTGAACGCTAGTTTTAAGAAAGTCCATCGTATCTTTATCCACCATCTTCGGATCAATGGACACAGGCGTGAAATCTCCCTTTAAGTCAATCGGGAGTATGCCGGAATCACCTGAAGCCATTAGCTTTTCAAATCTCTCCCGCTCCTTACGCTGCGTATCATCATCCATCATGGTTGCAATCTTTAGCACTCCCCGTATGGACATGCTTGTCTTGATGCCTTTTTCGATTCCTTGCAGCACGGTGTCATTGATCCGCAGGATCTTCAGCAGCGCCTCATTATCTGGCTGACCGTTCAGCCCCCCGCCCATGATTTCATTCATTGAATACCGCTTTCTGATATGAATCACATCAGAGTAAGGAACCGTAAAGTTCTCGCCCGAAGAAAAAAACATTTTCACATACAAACCGCCAACAGGATCTTGAAGGAAATCAACCTGATAGGGATTGAGCGGATACATCGCAGAAAAACTCCGACTTTCTGAACCATCTTCGCGCCGTTGTACTGTATAGACCGGATAAACGAACACATTGAAATTCATAAAGAGTAGCCAAACGATCTTTTCCAAGAAATCTTTTGTCGTCATTAACTCGTTTGGCCCAAATTTGAAAAGTCTGTTCAGATTTCCGCGCGGTGTTGTCTGGATGCCATTGTTGTCAGTACGGATATGCCTCGGCTGAAGCTTACTGATTTCTGTTGCAATAATATCAATACAGTTTTGCACCACGTCTGAAGCGTAGATATCATTTCCGAACCGACTGAAGACAGGCATGTAACCACTCAACATTTTGGCTCTGATGAATTCCTTCGATTTTGTAACAATCCCTTTCAAACTATCAATTAACGCCACATTGTTGTCCTCCTTCCTCCAATCCCTAAGCGCAGAGGCGAAGGAAATCACTGCGATTGTCGATGTACACCCGATAAGAAACAATTAGGGTAACCGCTCCATCAATTTTCCTGTCCTCTTTCCCTTGCACCTTGATTGGCATTTGCTCCATCTTGGAATTGACTGTGATCGCCGTGTTTTCCAAACACCATCTATCCAGGCCGTCATTGTTGTAATGAATCAGATCGCTTTTTAAGTCTGCCTCAACGAGCTTCATCGGCTCCGACATCGGTGCCCAATCCTGGGCGACTCTAACCATGTCAAATCCGTACTCTTCCATCTCCTTCACCCAATAAACGGCGGACCACTTATCATAGCCGATCTTCAAGAAGCGAATCCCGTAATCCTTGACCAGCTTCACGAACCAGGCGCTAACCAAACGGAAATCATTTTCATTCCCTGGACTCACCGTAATTCTGTCCTGACGAATCCATTCTTTGTACTTCTCTAAATCCTCTTTCGAAAGATTAGACAACTTCGACTCTGGAATGAAGTATTGCGAAACCGTAAATTTCTTACCATCCTTTAGGAACAACGCTCTTGCACAAGCCAAGTCGCCAGACTTGGAAAGATCCACCCCGCCGATAGCTACGCGCCCACGCATTTCCTCCAGGTCAAATGTTTGATCCTTGGAGTTGACGATATCATCCATAGTCAGCCAAGCAGCTGCGTTGTTTTGTTTGATGTTAAAGTCCTTTGCCAACACAAAAATACGAGTAGCCTTGTTGGTCTTGGACTCTTCCATCATCCCGCGAAGGAAGCTCCATTTCTTGATTGTGCCAAGCCCCGGATTGCTCTTCACCCAAGTGCGCTCATCCTGCCATACTTCCTGTTCGCTGTCCTGTGTGTACATCCACACCAGCCAGCGCGGGCGATGCAATTCCCGGCTCAGCACCTGTCGAGCCTCTACCATCCTGCCGTCCAGATATCCATCATTGGTGAATCCCTCAGTTGTTAGCTCATAGTACAATGGTTCATCCTGGGTGGATAAGGATTGGCGGATCGGCATCACGCCGCTGTTGTCCTTCATTTCATGGACTTCATCCGCAGCGCCCACCGCGATATTCCGGCCTTCCTTCGCACCTGTTTTGGCGGATATCTTCTTGATGTGGCCCTTATTCCGGTAGCTGAATTTACTATTCTTCTTCCGGCGTTTCGGGTTTCCGAAGTAAATGCCGGTTAGGTTTTTGCGTGTCACCTTTTCAAGGGATGGACTCTCTTCCCGCATGGCATTAATGGCATCAAACATAAGTGAAGCCTGCTCATAGTCATTGCTGGAGCAAAGAATCTTGATGCCCTCTGGCCCGCAGAAGAACTCAGCCAGATTCATGGCCCCGATTAACGGTGTTTTGCCATTCTTCCGGCCCACGACAAATAGTACGTCTTGGAAAAGACGTACCCAGCGCTGAATTTCCTCTTCGAATATCTTGAAAGCATGTAAAGCTGTGATAAACGCCTTCTGGAACAATACCAATTTGAACGGCTTTCCCGCATAAGGCGCTTCAAAGTGACGGCACTTCTCTTCAATAAATTTAATTCGTTTGTTTCCATCTTCCGGTTCAAATCGGATGTTGGGATCTCGCAGGTGTTCGTCTAAAATATCGAACGTTTGCAGCAGCTCCTGCCCGACTAATATTTCACCGCTTCGGCATAGTGACATGTACTCATGCAGCCATGATGCAAACGGCGCACTCATTCAAATTCCTTCATATCATCGTCTTCTTCATCTATGATGTTCTTGTTCAAGATGCTGTTCAGCGTCTTAATAATGACCGAATAGGAGTTGACGTTCTTCAGGTATTGCCGAGCTGCCTCAACCGGCTTCTGTAGATCCGGGTTTGTCGGATGGATCTTCACCATTCCCGTTATCTTAAGAGCCTTCTTCAGAACGGTGTTTTCAGCCTTCAGGAACGCCGCATCCTCCAGCAGACCCTCAACAAGCTGAGCCTTTGAAGGATCAACATCAGCAAAGATGTCCTGCAACTTCGCCAACTCTTGGCTGTAGACCTCCGATTTTTCCATAGATTTCAACACCTCAATCCAAATTCAAAATTTTTGGGTTTACACCAAAATTGTGTCCCCTCTACGGTTCCCAAAATATTTTTTTTAAACTTTTTCAGGGGGGGTACCATCGAGATAAAAAATTCCAGTATCCATGATTGGTTCATTGGATTTGATTAAGTCATTAACAAAATTGATCGCTGCTTCTTCCGTAATTTCCCGGATGGTGTATTCGGTTGATTCACTTGCCTCTTCAGTCGTTCTGCTAAACTGAACCCATACCTCTGCCATATAGTAAACCTCCTTCATTCACGGTATTGTTCAAACCATTTCTCAATGTACCCGCGCCATTCATCCTTCCGATACTGCAGCGCCTCATTGCTCTCCAGCCTTGCAAGGCAATCCTCCCGGCTTACTGGACAGTAGATCAGTTCCGCACCAGTCTCTTCGGCCAGCCGATCACGCTTGAACTTCTCAGGGAATCCGCCGACAATCCAAGCTGTGCCCCACTTGCCCAGCCTCGTCTTGATGTTGTCGATAAGGAAGTTCTGAACACCGATCACATTGGAGAACAGTGCATCGGGCTTGTCATAATCAGGCAGGCCGGACAGCGCCGAGTACAGCATGTCCATGTTAACGATCAGATCGCCCCGGCTCATCTGCTGCCGCACAAGCTCCAACAGACCGGACAACGGCGGGCCGTAGACTAAGAAGACTTCTTTCCTGTTTTGGTATCCAAACCGTTTATGCTCCTGGTTATGGCAGTCATAACAGATGAGCTCAACCAAATCCGGGTTAAGGCTGATTGAATGGTCGTTGACATTCTCAGGCGTTAGCTCAATCTTGTGGTGACCAATGATATCAACGGATTTGGCGATGATCCGGCCGCAGCGCTGGCAACCATTGCCGCGCTCTCCTATTAAGGTAAGCCGGAACAAGCGCCATACTTCCGATGTGTAAAACGCCTGCAGTATTGCATGCCGTGCCATCACCACGCCTCCGATCTGAGTTTATTCACTTCAAGCTGCATGCGTTCAACCTTAAGCCGCAGCTCGTCGGTCGTCAGCTCGTTGCGGTCGAATTGATCCAGTAGAGCAATGCACCTGAGCTTCCGGCCCTGAACCGCCGTTAAAGCGCCATGTATTTGCAAGATGCGCTCCATCTTCTGCGGCTCCTTGGTCTTCTCTTCAACAATCTGCTTCTTCACAACCTTGACCGGCTGGAACTCAGGAACATCATTCACGAAGCGCAGCATCTCTGCTCCGCCTGCTTCAACATCATCCTCTTCATAGAATTGATATTTCCGTTCTATGCTGAGCCGATCTTCTCCGGCCTCGATATCCTTCATGTTCTTCATTAGCATGTATTCGCGGAACTCAAGCAGCCTGACTTCATTCAGCAGGATTTCACGCGGGTCTGTTTCCATCTTCATGAGCTGCAGCTTATGCTCAGCCGCAATCTGACTCATCCACATGGATTCATAGTTCCCATTCTTCCAGGCGTTTGAATTACCTGGCGGAGCAGCACCACCCTTATTGCCCACGGCATTCGTATTCCCCGGCTGACCGCCGCGTTTCCGACTTGGCCGCGCCTCCCATGCATCTTCATGTTTCCACTTACGCACCAGCGATGAAGCGATACCCAAGCGCTTTGCAATCTCTACCAGCGGAAGCGTTCTACCGCTTTTCTCCCACATCCGAAATGCTTTGTCACGGTTCTCACTGCGGCCCCTACTCACTCATTACAACACCTCCGCACATCATTCGTGTTTGAACAGTACACTTTTAACAGTTATTTACATTCGTTACTTTAGCGACCTAAAGGCTGCTGCTGCTAAACCCCTCAAAAACAGGCTTTGAGTGAACCATAAAGGAATTCTGGTGCAGTAGAGCATCCACCATTTTTTTCTGTTCCTTCATATAATGCATCCGGCCTCTTTTTACTGAGTGCGACACACGTTGAATTGTGGTGCGGTAGAATCAACGCATTCTCATGGTTGCACGGTCTAAAAGGTCTTGTGTCAGGCCTATATAGCGCAATGTAACCCTCATATCGCTATGTCCGAATGCATCAATTAGTAACGCGAGATTTCGCTCATCTTGTTGATATAGTCGATATCCCCACGTTTTTCGAAGCGTGTGATTGCCAAACTCCTCAAGACCAAACTTCCTTGCTGCCTCATTAAGAAAGCGATAGGCCGTTGAGCGGTCTATCGGTTGCTGCTTGAGCTGACTTATCGTTTTCCTTTGTCTGCTTGCAAACAAATATTCGTCATCCGCCTTATCAGCAATGAATGTATCCAAATCAGAGCGAATACTAGGATGAACAACAAATCTTTTGCTGTGCCCATTCTTCTTCTCCACCTTGTTTATATAATTGTATCTGGCTTCTCTTACTGTGATTGTGAGCAAGTCAGAGACACGAAGGCCGGAGTATATCCCGATACAGAAGAACAGGTAATTCCGCATACTACGACTCCGAAAATAATGCTTCATCCCTTCTATGATCCGATCGTCTCGGATCGGCTGAACAGTCTTCATATCACCACCCGCATTCATGGACAGCAAAAAAGCCGCCCGAGAGCGACCTTAGTTAAATTTTGATATATTAGCCCGTATTTGCACCCTTTTTAGTGCTCATAGCGCGCCCAGGCGGAGCGCGTTGAGAGTGATATTATAACTCTCATTCCCCCGAACAGACCGCCGCACCAAGTGCTATCAGCTCCGCCACTAAATTCGTTGTTATCACAACGGGCATCAACACTGCTCAGCTCTGAAGAGTCCTACCGCGATAAGGGGCAGTAGGGACACCCGGACGATGTTTCCGTCCTATGTCCCTACTTTAATTCCAATATACAGACGCAATGTTGACGTAAAACAGACCCAAAACAGACATGTTACAGACGCAATACAGACACGTTTTAGATGATACCGAGTAGTTTCAGAGTACCGGCTACCGATTCCGTTCCCTCCAGAATCTTCCGATCCAGCGAGCGCCCGGTGAAGGCAGACCATTTAATCACTGCTGCTTTGCGTGGATGTAGGTCAACGAAGCGATATTTCATGATTTCTCTAATTTCAGCATCCGTTATGGCCTTAATCGCTAACTCGATATTCAGAATGATCGGAGTCCATTTTTTCAACGTGGCTGCTTCTTCTGCCGTAAGCTCGCTTCTACCTTTTAAGTCATTAACGATACCTGCCATTTTGGGATATTTACGAAGTAGCATTTTGGTAGCCACGATATCCGCCTTATTCGCACTCGGAAACAATTCCCCTTGCTCCCATACCATTGCCATTCCCCTCAATCCCCTTTGTGTTATAATGGGTTGAGGTAGAAATTACTGTTTATTGACCCCCGGCCCGGCCAAGGATTAGGGGGTCTTTGCATGTTCATTAAGCATACTTTTGACCTCGCGGAATCTTTCCGTCTTCATTCAATACAACATCACTTAGTATGATTGCAGATGATTCAGGGATGTACTGACCTCTGAATTCCCCGAATGTTATGCTGTAACCACCGCGTTCACGCTGCGCCCGGAAGGAAACCCCGGAAACAATGCAGCCAGCTGGTGAATTGACATTTTTCACTGTCTTGATGATCACCCTTATGCCTCCTTTCTTCGATTATCTGTAATATTCGCCGTTTTTGGATAGGAGACCCAGGCAAAACCTATCTCTTCGGCGATCAAATCTTCTCTTATATAAGAATAGCCTTTTGACAGGTACTCACTTGTGCAGATCCGCAAATCTCCAAACGCTGTCTTTATTGTTGAACGCTGAGCCAATTCAGAACGAGGACATACATAGAGTTTCATGCGCTCGAACTTTCTGCCTCTGCGGATTACATCGGCAAGTGCCTTGTTGATCATCTGCACAGCCTGTGGATGAATAGGGGACAGTGTGCTCATCAGGGAATCCCTCCTTCACAGATTCATTCGCTAATCAGCTTCACTCATGGCCTTTTTACCGCTACCTGTTACTCGGAAATATGCCATGCTATCTTCCCAGCCTGGGTGCTTGGTTGCATACCCTTTGTTGACAAGGTCATTCCAGTCTTTGTCGTCTGCTGAAGCATAGAACCGATTTTGATTTCTCAAAGCATGTTCCACGCAACCAATTTGATTTTTATTCATTATCCTTCACTCCTTCATTGTTTCTTCGTGCTGCTCAATCATTCGGCAGATGTTGCCGTGAATATTTCCGTACCTTACCATTTCTGAACTCGACTTCTACAACCTTGAGGCCCGAAGAAACTTTATGTGTACTGATGACCCTGGCAAGTTCGTTGATGATGAAGCAATTTACTCGATAACCGAATTTTCTGGTTTCCCCGACTTTCAATTCGTCCGCCTCCACTTCTTATTGATAGGTATCTTCGTACTGCGCACTACTTTGATTTGCTGCCAAGAGGAGGCAGGCCAGTTAACCATACCGTGATATCCATAGTCAGCTGCGGGTTGTCGGCAGCTTCCGCATAAGCCATTAGCGCAACTCGGGCAGCATAATCACTTTCGGGCTTAAGCACAAAGTACTGACCCTCTGCTTCCTGTCCGCTTTTGCGGTTGAAGACCTGATACTTGTTATAGAGTCCTTCTCTGCGAACCACACTCCCGTGTACTCCCAACTTTACAAACAGGCTTTCCCAGTCCCCAGCTTCAAAATCAATTGATTTACGCTGATCGTTAACGACGATGAGACTACCGTCAGTGATAAGTAAAGCTCGCTCATATATCTTTCCTTCCGTAAAAACGTCAGTTGTCGTCCCTACATACCTCACATCAATTACAGACATGATTTATTCCTCCTTCGCTTTTCTTTTCGAACTGTTCAATAAAACTCAGAAATTTGATATACCTCTGATATCGCTTGGATTTACCAGTAATTCAGAACCATTTTCATCAAAGATGAAAGTTCCGTCTTCCCTTTTCCCTTTGTATATTGCAATATGCTCACTGGATGTCATAATTCCAGTGAATCCTTCAGGACGTTTCACTCCAATATTAAGAAAGTACTTCTGTTCTTTAAGAATTTTAAAGGTCACTTTACTTTCACTCCTTCGCTATATGCGTCTACTGCGACATTACTCTTTCAGCCTGGATGTATACCTTGCCTCGTACTCCACTTCTACAATGAATTCTGTGTCACAGACATTACAGGTAACTTCGTGCTGCCTGCTGTCATGCATACCATCATCAGAACATTCCGATCCGCACACCGGGCAAAGAACATCTGCCGTGTACCAGCAGTCATTCTCAGAATGACCTCGTTCCCGAGCTTCTTCGAGAGCCTCGCGTTTATATTCTTCATGCTCCCTCTCTGCGCATGGCTTACACTGAAATCCGTCCGGTCTACCCCAGGGTATTTCGTTCAGCTCAGTTCGATGTGTACCGCAGGTCACGCATCTGTCATGTTCATAGCAGATAATATAAGAGTAGGGTTTTCCGTTACCCAGGCATTTGTGGCACCCACATACCCAGTACCAAGCATCATCGAATTTTTCAGCGTAGAGGCCTATGATTGGAGGTTCAAGGCGAATTTCCGGAAATTCATCTCTTCTAAAGACATTCGTATTACCGGAACGAATACGCTCCGTCCATTCCTTCGGAATTTCAGGAATTAATATTTTGGTATCCTTCATTCGATTTCTCACTACCCTTCTATGTGCGTTTACTTCGCACTGCTTCATGAAGCATGCGACCGTTCATAATTGACAAATTTATTAAATTGCTTCAGGAACACCAGTTCAACGGTTCCTACCGGGCCATTACGCTGCTTGGAAATGATAATTTCGATGATGTTCTTTTTCTCCGAATCGGCGTTGTAGTAATCATCCCGGTAAAGGAAGGCCACAACATCCGCATCCTGCTCAATAGCTCCAGACTCGCGAAGGTCGCTCATCATCGGGCGCTTGTCCTGGCGCTGCTCCACTCCCCGGCTGAGCTGGGAAAGTGCAATCACCGGCACGTCCAGTTCCCGGGCAATTTGCTTCAGCGTCCGCGAGATTTCGGATACTTCCTGCTGGCGGTTATCGCCGCTTTTGCCCCGGCCCTGAATCAATTGCAGATAATCAATAACAATCAGCCCAAGACCTTGGCTCTTCTTCAATCGGCGGCAGCGCGTGCGTATCTCCTGAACAGTGATAACACCCGGATCTGCAATGAAGATATTAGCTTCGCCAAGAATGGAAGCAGCCCCGGCCATCTTATCCCAATCATGAGCCTTCATTTCACCTGTCCGCATTGCGTTGGCATCCAGATTAACTTCAGCGCTAACCATGCGCTGTACTAGCTGCGGGGCCGACATTTCAAGGCTGAACACTGCGACAGTTTCCTTGGTTTTGACTGCCACGTTCTGAGCGATGTTAAGCGCGAACGCCGTCTTGCCTACGGATGGACGGGCAGCGACTATAATTAGATCACCTTTATGCAAGCCAGCCAGCATACCATCTAAATCCGTGTATCCGGTATAAAGCCCCGTTGTAATGCCGTTCTTTACGTTTTCGCAACGTTCTTCCGTTGATTCGATTACCTTGAACAGCACCTTTTTTATTGGCTGGAAATCATCGTCAGAGGAAGCCTGATCCGATAAAGCAGCTGCTTCGTTCAACATACTGTTAACAACCAGCCCGGCATCGTCACTTTCGTACGCCTGTTTCATCTGCCGTTCAGCCGCATAAATTGCCTTGCGCAAAGTGTGCTTGTCCTCGAGAACGCCGATGTAATAGCCAATATTTGCCGCTGTCGGAACTGCATGAGCTAATTTAGCCAGATAGCTAACCCCTCCGATCTTCTCCAACTGCTTCATGCGGTTTAGCTCATTCACAAGCGCCGGAAGCTCGATAGGATCATCTTCTCTGTGCAGTTCAAGAATGGCCTTGAATATCTGCTGATGTGCCGGATTAAAGAATGTGTCAGGCTGTAGACTGGACGCAATCTCTGCGGCATCCCCTGTTTTGTCAATAAGGATTGCACCGAGAACCGTTGCTTCTGCCGCCGGGCTATTCGGTAGTTCGCGTATTAATTCCGAGCTTTGCATAAAGTGACTCCTTCCATCCTGCAGGCGGCAGTACCACATTGGTGCGCTCTGCATCTCTTAGGGCCAAGTATTCGGCCGTCTCCTTCTTCTGCTGCTCTATTTCTCGAAGGTCGCCCACCTTGCCGCGAATCTGGCTAATTTTTGGTGGGAAGGAATTGGTCTGAATGTGCTTCCGAACGTTTTCAACTGCCACATCAAAAGGGAAATCCTTCAGGTGTTCATAAAGCCTGTCTATCTCAGGATCGCTAGTGTCGATCTGATGTGCATATTCCTCTTTGAGCTTAATAAGCAAGTCAATAACTTGTGCTCTCTTCAAGCTCCTTAGCCTCCTTTGCTCGACGCTTCAGGTCTTCAAGTTCCTGCTGCTGCTTAGTTTTGCGCGGCGGCTCTGACTGAGCTGCCGGAGTTTTAGGCTTTCTAGAAGATTTGCTGCCACCCTGGGACTTCCGCCAAGCTTCCTCAATGCCTTTTACGTAATAAGCAAAGCTGTTTGGCTGCTCAAAAGGTTCATTGTCTCGGGCTTGCTTGGCCTGCTTCGCCTTATACATGGTTTCCATAGTTTGGATAGTAAAAGGGGCCGTAATCCCTCCGGCGACTATCTGACCCATGGCATGTCGTTCAGCAGTTGAGACGTGTATATCGAATTTTGAGTGCATTTTGCAATAAGCATCCAAGATGGCAAGATAACCATCGTCGGCGGGTGGGTTTTGATTCGGTTCTTCTTCCCACCACTCTTTTTCTAATTTAGTAATAGTAGTAGTAGTAATAATATCTTTTGCATCGGACATTTTTGTCTGATCACTACCCAATTCCGGCCCATGATCGGACATTTTTGTCTGATCACCTTCGCTATGAACGAACAAATATGTCTGATCACTGTCCGACTGATCGGACAAAATTGTCTGATCACTTTCTGATGATCGGACATTTTTGTCTGATCGCTTTAAAAGCCCTTTTTTCGAATGTTTGACCTTGATAATCAAACCTCGGGGCGCTCTGGTGATATGAAGGTATCCATGATCCTGCAGATCACTGATCCACCTACTGACTGTTTTGTCTTTTACCCCGAAGTTCGCGCCGATTTCAGATAGTTTCATCGGCTTGCCACCAAGGACAATCCCCCAAACGGTTCCATCGTCTTCGACTTCGGCGGTAGTGGAGCTAATGCACCAGACAAACAGCCATAATGCTGAGCCAATTTTTTTACAGTGATCCGGCGTCAGCAGCCCCGAGAACATTGGAAAGGGAAAGCTATCTGCGGGCATATTCTCACCTCTGCTGCCTTATCATCGTTTTCCCCTCTTAACCGGCGGTCGCTTTAATATCTCAGTCACATCCGTTCGGAGGATAAAGGCTAAATTACCATCTTCCTGCCGGAGCTTAGCCCAAGGTCGAGCTAAACCCCATGTATCTGTGATCTCACCGGACAGGCCGGAGCTAGTCCTAACGGTGTCGCCTTTGAGTACGAGCATATTCCCCGCCCCCTTACATCGCGTAACGCAGCCGTAGGGCATGTATTAGAATCTCGGTGTTTCTGTCGTCCAGGCGGTCAGCCTCTGACATGTCAAACTTGTTTCGTCCATTGAACAAGTGCAATGCAACTGCAAGCATGAACTTTTCAGAAGTACTCCATCCCTTGGAAACTTTCTTGAGCTTGTCAACGTGAACGGACAATTCTTCAAAATCAACAAATTCCGGTGTAAGAAAATGACTAAGTTTTGCATGTTTCGTGAAAATGTAAATCAGCCCCCGCCAGTAACGATCCTGCAACAAATGATCTGGAATCATTATGCCTTTCCCCTTTCAGCAAATTTGCGGATATCCGCGACCCCTTGCGGGGTTTCGGCCTGTATCCCTCAGGCCTCATCAGGCGGGAAAGCTATCGTTGAAAGCGTCGTTCATAGCTCTAATTTCAGTCAATTTCTCTTCATCCGATGTTTCTGTTCTCTCAAAAATACGATTGACCTTAAGAACAAAAAATCTGCTGCTCATAGACCTTGCTTCAAATTTATTTTTGTATGCATCTTTGTACTCGCCAAAAGTATTCAAATTATGGCGATAATAAAACTCATAGTCCATCATACCGCTTGCCCCCCCTTGCGCTCCGCTCGGTCTAAGGTTAAAATGGACACAATGAGGCTCTTTAGACGGAATCTCAACTGCGACTGCCCTGACCGGCGGTCGTTTTTCATTTCTGCTTTTGCTATGCGGATCATGGTGTTCAGATAAACTTCTGCATTTTTGACTTTCCCCGGCAACATCTTGTCCGGCTGTTTGCGGATCACTCGCAAATTGTATGGAGCAGTCTTCCCGGTTGCTACCGCTTCGGCAACCAACGCTGTTCTTTCCATCCCTCTACCTCATTTCACATAGTTTTTAAGCTTCAACTCAGCCCGATGTTCCTTCCAGGTCCCCAACCAACTGAACGAATACTCCTTGCAAATTGCTGCGGCTAAGTGACTCAGCGCCGTGATTGCTTCCACCGTTTCCATTAGCAGACGCTTAATCTGTTGGCGCTCGGTTTCGTTAATCTGCTCATTCGTTTTGCTGATTGCAGCTTGTTTAGAAGCATCAAGCACTTCCTGCATTTCCTCTATGGTTTTAAATAGGACACTTGCTCTATGTAGGTCTACGTTGTCCAGCCATGGGGTAAAAGCTCCCCCGGTCACTTCGGCTGCGGCCGCGAGGAACAACTGTCCATCGTCATAATGCTCAGCTGCGGCTCTCATGACCGGCTCGGATGCCTTTCGCGTACCCTTAACGATTTTCCCAACCTGGGAACCGTCAATATTTGCTGCTCTGCCAACCTGTGCTAATGTGTAGCCCTGACGTTTCATCACATCTTGTAGGGCTGTAGGAAAATGTCCAATTGCCACCTAATATCCTTCCTTTTTGTCCAAGTTATGGGGATGCTATTGGACAGAGGCATGATGTATGATTAAACCAAGCAATTCCCCTTGCCGATGCCATTCCCCGCCCGCCGCTGCGATTATGCACGGCGGGATTTGTTATATATAAATGCCTTGTTTGCGGAGCTTCTTAACAATGTTCCAACCTGCCAAGTGAAACTCTCGTTCTACTTGTGCGATAGCTTCTGGTGTTCGGGCTACAAAATCATCACAGAATTCGATTTTGCTTTCCCCGATCCAAACGGTTTTAACTACATTTCCTTCTGGTAGTGTGTTTTTAGTGCTCACTGCCGCATCACCTCTTGATCTATGTGTATGCAGCTCATTGAGTGGGACAGCCATTGTATCTACCTCCTGTCTATGCTGAGGTGCAAAGTCGTTTCAGTACTTCAGGTGGTATCTTTTCGCGGTAGGCAGCTGCCATTAACTCGACAGGATCAGATGATAATACTTCAGCTAATGCTTTATTCATTTGGTCACTTGCTGGTGATAACTTCCCGTTTTGCAATTTGCTCAGATAAGACTTTTCAGTTTTAAGGCCTTTTTGTTGAAGTAGTTTAGAAATCTGAGACAATGAAAGATTCGAATCATGAATAAGCTTCCTTAATAATTTTGTATAACGGTTCATTTGGCGCCTCCTTGACTATTTAATCACCAGTGACTTCTAAGTCACTTGATCTGTTGACTACATAGTACCAACGTGTGACTTTCTTGTCAACACTTTTTTGGCACTTAATAGTCAAATCGTTGTTTTTAAAGTCAACACTATATATGATTGAGATTGAGATTTTGAAATGAAAGGTAGGAGTGAGGGTGAAATATTCTGAATTGTTGTCAAAATACATTGAAGAAAGTGGATTGAGTTTAGGGGAAATTGCAATTAGACTTTCGAATAAAAATATTAAAATTGATCGCTCCTATATCAGTAAACTAAAAAATGGAAACAAGCCCCCTGCTTCTGAAGATGTAACCAGAGCACTTGCTGAAGTCACTGGAGGAGATACTGACGCTTTACTACTGGCTGGGCACATAGAAAAGGCCCCCGAGGAAATAAAGGAGGGCCTCATTGAGTACAACGCTTCTCATCGTATGCTAAAAAATGAATCTTTACAATTTCATTGTTTATCTGCATTAGATGCAATAAGGGATTTTAAAAATAGGTTTCTAACTACTGAGGTTATAGAGGAAGATTTGCTAAATAATATGTTAAGTACCCTTAGTTATTTTACTGACATTGAAATTGATGAAGACCTCATTAGATCCAATCCATTTGGTGCTTCTGAGTTTCTGTCAAATAGAATAACGAAAAGACTTGAAGAGTTCTATGCAGCAAATACGAATTATTCAGCAAGGGTTGATTTGAATGCTTATAATAACATATCTGACATCAAAGAAAAGAAGCAACAATACGAAGATGATGAAACATCTAAAAACAGAAAAGATCTAATTGAAATGATAAAGCAAGCCTCAGAAGAAGACCTTCCAGATTTAAAAATATTAGTCAAACGATTTATTAAATAATTTTGATGCATTCTTTGATTCTCTTTCCTTCGATCTTAGATAATCAGCTAATAAATTTATTTCTTCAGGTTCGGCTTCTGTAATTAATTGTATTATGTACTCTCTATCGTCCATAGGAGTCACCTTCCAGTTCATGGTGAATTATTTAGTTCATCTTAACATAGGAACTAACGTTCGTAAACGAGGAGACTAATGTAATTAAATAGAAAAGGAGTAAGGCGATGCGGTATATACCGGATCGTTGTCGACTTCTGGAATTTTATAAGGAAACTGGGATTAGCCAAAGAGATTTACATATCATCACTGGATATCCCGAAAGTCAGTTATCCGATTATGCACACAATCGCACTACCATGGGATATGCAACTGCAAAGACAATAAGCGAAGCTTTAAAGTTGCCTAACTGCGATATGTTGTATCATTGGCGTGAAGTGGCTGTTCCTGCTAAAAATTCTAAGGAGACGCGGAGGTAATTCCTCCCGATCCGGCGTGAACTTCAAGATTTCTTGAAGTAAAAACTGCAGTAAACCGTCTGTTCTTATATTATACATGTGGTGCAGCGACTTTTATGTCATATAATGTCGTTTCCTATTCACAACTCAAGGGGGTTCAATTGCAGCGTTTATTTATCTATAGCGGCTTCGCCCTGCAACGGCAATTTCTGAATTATCGACAAACGTCACAATTAAGACACCTTTGTCTCTTTTTCGACCTTTAATGCGATTCTTATTGACCAAAGTTGATTTATCATAGTAAGTAAAACCGAACTGCTTTAAAGCTACTGAAAGATCTCGGAGAGTTACAATCGGTACATATGATCCATTGGTAGTATGAAAGGCAGGAAGTGGTTCTGCTGATTTGCCAATACTAAACATCGAGATGTAATTCACTGAATGAATCGGGAATATCACGAAGTCAGCTTCCTCTCCTGTTCTGCCCTCAATTTTTACTCCTATTATCTCCATACCCTTAATCCCCTCTGATAATCATGACGTTGTATCAATAGTAGAGGTATCAGAGTAAAAAATCTTGTTGTAATAAGTGGAACAATTTTCCGTATAGTCCCACTTATGACGCTATGGTGTTTGACTTCCATCTGCTATAAAATAATCACATAGTGTTAGAAGTCATTGGGAGGTAGCCAATTTGAACATGAACAATTCGTATGAAGAATACGCTCTTTATTTACGCAAATCCCGTGCGGATATAGATGCTGAAGCTCGGGGCGAAGGAGAAACCCTAAAGAAGCATCAGACGGCGCTGCTTGCATTGGCTAAAAAAATGAATATTAATGTATCAAAGGAGTATAAAGAAATCGTATCAGGCGAGAGGGTAGCGGATCGGCCAGAAATGCAACAACTGCTTCAGGATGTTGAAGATGGTAAATGGGCGGGAATTCTGGTCATGGAAATAGAACGACTTGCCAGGGGTGACACTATGGATCAAGGGTTTGTTGCACAAGCCTTTAAATATAGCGGCACAAAGATTATCACACCTGTTAAAGTCTATGATCCTGACAATGAATTCGATGAAGAATATTTTGAATTCGGATTATTCATGTCTCGGCGAGAGTACAAAACTATCAACCGTAGGCAGCAAGCCGGACGGATTCAATCCGTCAAAGATGGTAACTACATCGGGAATGTTCCTCCATATGGTTATAGTAAAATACGGTTAGAGGACAAGTCATATAGCCTAATGCCCCATCCTGAACAGGCTCCAATCGTTAAAATGATTTATGATATGTATACAACTCAAAATATGGGAATGGGTAACATTGCAAAGAAGCTCAATCTCCTTGGTGTTCCAACTGCAAAAGGATCACTATGGACGGTTGCTACAATCAGTGGAATTTTGCAGAATCCAGTATATGTCGGGGATATTGTATGGAACCGTCGTCCTGTGAAGAAATCTCGCAAAGATGGAAAGTTGCTAAAAACACGTTCTGAAGTATCAGAAGCTCAATGGATTAGAGTTCCAGGCAAGCATGAAGCTATAATCAATAAGGAAACATGGGAATTAGCTCATAGAATACTAAAGGGTAGATATCATGCCCCTGCCCCTACTGGAGTGATAACCAGCTCTTTAGCCGGTCTTGTTAGGTGTTCATTATGCGGACGCTTGATGGTTCGCCGTCCATATTCGCGTGAGGCTGAACCATCCCTCATATGTGTAACACCATTATGTAAGCAAGTTAGCTCATTGTTCTCACTCGTCGAAGAACGCATCCTTGAAGGCCTGCGGATATGGATCAATCAGTATAAGGCCAAATGGGACAACAATATGCCCGTTGAGACAGAGGATACCGAAGAACTACTAAATGCAAAATCTCAAATTGTTAAAGATTCGGAGAAAAATCTAAGTGAATTACGGAAGCAGTCCAGTGCTTTGCATGATCTTTTGGAACGTGGCGTTTATAGTATTGATGTATTTATGGAGCGATCACAAAACTTATCTGAAAGAATTGCCGATGCTGAAAGGGGATTATCTGTTGCGAATGATGATTTAAATCTGGAGAAAAATCGTAAAGAGGCAAAAGATGGAATTATACCACTAGCGGAGTATGTACTTGATACGTACTATTCTATAGAGGATGCAGCAGAACGTAATACACTGTTAAAATCAGTGCTGCAAGGCGCGGTATACAGTAAAGAAAAAAGGGGCCATTGGTCAAAACCGGAAACGATGCGGAAATTCGATCTAAAATTATATCCAAAACTACCGGAGCATTGA